TTGGGAAATATGATACTCATAATTCCACTTTGATTAAATATAAAAGAATAGCGGGGTCGATAGCCTCAGTAATAGCAATGGCATTTACATTCCACTCTGATTAAATATAAAGCATATTTTCTAGCGTATGAACTAGTAGCTCCTGTTAATATTTACATTCCACTCTGATTAAATATAAAGGAAAGAAAGCAAATCTCAAGTAGGGTTAAATCTTCAAAAATTTACATTCCACTCTGATTAAATATAAAGAGCTACAATAGGTGGTTGTTGTTTAAAGGATAGAGATGTAAGACGCAAAACAGTTTGATAAAAATTTCAATGTAAAATGATAAAAATATTTCAAAATAAAATGATAAAAAATAAATTAGTAAAAAAAAGGATTTTATTTTTTTATGAATAGTGTTTCTTTGAGTAGTTTTGAATAATTATTTAAAGCAAAATAAAAAAAGATAGGTATATAAAACTACCTATCTTCTTTTTGACCGCCCTTAAACGCTGTTTTACGAGGTCATTTTTTTAACATTGCTATAATTCCAAGTATGGTTATAATATTAATTATCAATAATATTATAAATAAGGTTTTCATTTCTCTTTTCATATGGTATAATTGAGGTGGAGAGTTTCCCACTCTCCGAGGGTCGTTGTTACTTTAAAAGATACACAAGCACTAAGACGGTTGTACTTTGTATCAACATAATAACGATTATGAGTTTGTATTCGGCTGGTAGTGTTACGATTATGGCTACCAGCTTTTTAATTAGTAACCTCAATTTTTTCCCACCTCCTTTGTTTTTGAGATACTTAATTATAACATATTAATTATATAAAGTCAATGACTTTATATAATGCATTTATATTTTTTTATAAAAAAATAGCCCTCAAAAGAGCTATTTAATAGAATTTACAATAATGTCATACAATGCTTTTGAAGTAGTGCATTGATGTACTTCTTTATATTTATTCAACGCCTCTACCATCTGGCTATACTCTTCTTCTGTATATTTATAGCCAAACATTCTCTTATCTTTATTTTCGTTTTTTCTTCCAGCTTTTTCGCCTGTACTGTGGTCTCTTCTTCCAGATTTACCTTTTACCCCTGCCATTTCTCCTCACCTCTACTAAATTTTACAATTTATATTTTAAAAAGTCAAGGATAAAATATATTGTATCATCTTTTGATTTCTTTATTTTTACATTGTTCTAATACATTTTTAAGCTGTTGTGGTACTTTCAAACCGCAATTAATGGCATTTTCAAGTATTGATAAACTCTCATTTGCTATATAAAAACATATAGTTACAAATCTACAATTATATTGAAAATCTTGCATATTAAAAGTAATATCTAAGCGATAAGCTAGTACTACGACACAAAGTATCAATACTTTTTTTAGAAAGCCTCTAAAGCCTTTTTGGCTATTTGTTTCTTTGTTATAGACAGCTTTTAAAAGCCCTGTAGCATAATCTAAGCACATAACTATCAATAGGCAGCTTATTATTTTATCTTCTCCGCCTGTCACTATAAAAAGCCACGATACCAATAAGCTTACTGCCCACGCCACTGCATTACCAAACATCGCAATTACTTCTCCAGCTATCTTAAACCCCTCACTAGCTCCTTTTATGATTTCAAATATTCCTTGTTTTAACATTTTTATTCTCCCCCTATCATATGTTTTAAGATTAGTTCAAATATATTATATATCCATTCCCCTGCATTTATTCCTGGAAAAATAGTATTTAATACTATTAAACCTAAAATAATATACATTATATTTACTAAGCACTTATTGAAAATATTTAATTTTTTTACCTGTAAATCCTGGCTCTTTTCCCCATTTTTAGCCTTTTTACTAAATAAATCTATTACTTTCCCGCCTAATTCTCCTATTAACCCCACTAATTTACTCATTTTACACCTCTGTTTTATCCAACTCTATATGCGGGTTATCCCAACCCCAATCGTAACCAAACACAAGTTTTACACCTAATTGATGTGCTGCTATTTCAAAAGCCTCTTTTAGTTTTAGCCATCTTTTATCCTTTTGACTATCTGTATTTTTCCACCCTACATAGTACACGTCCACGGCTCTAGCGTCTATATCTGGCGTATTTGGATTATCTTGATGATTACCTCTCTTTTTTATTCCATCTAGCTGTGATAAGCCTTTATTATAATATTCCTGTTGCTTTTCTAATGTTCTAAGCCCTTCATTTACAAAAAAATCTATTTCAGATATAGCTAAGGCGTACGCTACTACTGCTACAAGCTTATGGTGTACTCCGTATAAGTTCCCTAATGTTCTTTTACTTGCTTTATTCATTTTTGCACCCCACTAATTCTTTTATTTTATTTTCTACAAGTAAGTTATTATAATGATTTAATAACTTACTTTTTAATTTGTATGTGTCTGCGTGAGATATATGCCCAGCCACGCTGGCGTATGTACTTCTTAATCTTTCTACTGTTATTTTTCCCTCTTTAAAACCTCTTGATATATTTTTAAGTGTCTTTTTTTGTCTTTTCCAGGTACTTTTTCTAACTTTTAGATACTCTGCATAATGAATGTATCCTACAAAATCTACGCCTGTCTCGACTGGAAAAATACGCGTTTTATGATTTAATTCTAATTTTAATTTATTATTTAAAAACTCTATTATTCTTTTTAAAAAGTTGTGTAGTTCCTCTTTACTTTCTGAAAAGAGTAAAAAGTCATCCATATACCTTATGTATTTCTTTACTTTTAATTCCTCTTTTACAAATTTATCTAACTCATTTAAGTAAACATTAGCAAAAAGTTGTGAAGTCAAATTGCCTATTGGCAGCCCTTTTTGTTTTTCTTTAACTTCTAAAACTTGTCTTACCAGCCACAAAAATTTTTTATCTTTAATTTTTCTTTTAATAATACTATATAGTATTCTCAAATCTACACTATCAAAATATTTCTTTATATCACACTTTAAGCAATATAATTTTTGTCCATTCTTTTTAGCTAAGAACTGCCAAGTCTTTAGTTGTTTACTTGCGTCATGTAACCCTTTCCCTTTTCGACAAGCGTACGAATGAGTATAAAACTGCCTTTCGAAAATAGGCTCTATAATTGTATTTGCCGCGTGTTGTAATACTCTATCCCTAAAAGGTAGAGCCTTTATAGTTCTCACTTTAGGTACATATACCTTAAACTCTCTATACTCCCCTTGTTTATACATCCCCCAGATAAGCTCATTTTGTAAACCTATCAAATTTTCCTCTAAATTTCTAGTGTATTCTAAAACTTCTCTTCTGTATCTTTTTCCTTTTCTAGCTTTTAAATAAGCGTCATATAAGTTACTAAAATTATAAATGTCCTCATATATATTACTAATTCTTTTCATATATCTCCTATTTTGTTCTACTACGTTGTATTTTTATAGTTGCAGCCCTTTCAATTTCTCTACTAAAACCCAACTTGCTTTTTGACTTCGTCCATACTGGACAGGACACCACTCCTGACTCTCTGCACTTTATGCTTATTATTCCTTGAAATAATAAGTCAGTTGTTTCTATACAAGGCTCACAAGCAAGCCGACAGCCCACATTCGTATTGACGTTCCACAAATAGTTGTTGCAATTCACCGTACGCGACCCACACGAGACACCATCGTTCCAATTACCGCCGTACTGCTTAGAGTGTTGCCCTTTTATATATATAAATTTTTCAATTTATATCAACTTTTAATATTTTTTATCCAAGCCCCTAACATTGCACCGATTTCAGCCAGCCCCTTACTGCAAACCTCATATGCTTTCGGACTTATATATTTAAAGTCGTGAGCTAGTCTTATGAGGTGTTTTAAGTGCTGTAGCTCTATATCTGCCTCATATAAAGTCGCTCTTTTTTTGTCCACTACGCCTGCCTTGAGCAATTTCTTGCTCAAGGTATATATGGTATTTTTTGTTTCCGTCGCAAGTGCAAATTTCTCACTCTGCGGATACTTCTTTAAATACAAATAAACTTGTTTTTCAAAATCATATACTTTTTCAACTATATCCATTTTTTGCATTTTTTTCTCCTTTAAACTCCGCTTTCGCTCCGTTTTCCAAGTCACAGAGAGTCACTCGCAAGCCGACAGCCCACAACCGTAGCGACGTGCCACAAATAGTTGCTGCAATACACCGTACGCGACCCACACGAGACACCAACGTGCCAATGACCGCCGTGTAGTGATACTCTCACATCATTGTCAAAAGCTGCATAATAGGCACCCTTTTTTACCTCTGTAGCATTTCTAAATTTCCATTGCCCGCTTGATCCAGTGTATATTTGAGTACTCCACGCTATGTCGCTACCTACTTCCCAAACATTTCCTACACAGTCTTTTAAACCATATAAGCTTACAGCCTTAGCTATAATACCTGTCTTATTTCTTCCAGTGTTAGTTGTTTTTGTCCAGCAATAGTCATTACTATCATCTCTACCATTCGGGCTACCATCTGCCACACAGCAAAACTCTAAATAACTCAAAGTTTTTTTACCTAATCTTCTAGCTACTTTCTCGTGCCAGTCATAATACATTAAGCCCTCACTGCCTGTCATTGGGGTAGCATTATACTCACTTTTATAACCTGTTGATATTAAATAAATATCTACCCATTTATTTATACCTTTGCAATATACCATTCCCTCTGGACTACACTTTGGACGGTGTAAAAGTGTCCAGACTGAAAAAGGCAAAATTCCTTGATATACATTATCTTCCCAGCCTGTTCCCCAAGCTTGAGAGCTTGTGTTTATAGGCTCTAAAGTAGTAGTATCTATTCTTCTACAATCTCCATAGTGAAATCCACCTATTTTACGGCTATTATTTGCATTATAGCCAGTTGGATAAGTAGAGTTTAAAGAGATTTTATATTCCTCATCATTTGTGCCGCCTTTGTCACATACATATATATAATAGTCTTTACCTACTATAAAACTCCCGCTATCCAGGTTAGCACTGTTTAAAGTAATATCCCTTTCTGTCTTAAAAATACTATCCCCTACACAAAATATTGTATCTTTAAGTATCTTTAGTCCAGCATCTCCTACAGCTTGTATATAGTCCTTTTGTAAAGCTTGTAAGCCTACAAGGGTAGATAATACCCCAGTTGTGAGCTTAGCTCTTGCGTCTACCTTACTAACATCATTTACTAAGTATCTCATACTACAACAACTCCTTTATAAACTCATTTATTTCCTGCTCTGTAATTCCTAATCTATCAAGTTCCAAAGCTCCACCAGTAAGCTCTATGAAGTCCTTGTCTGGCGGTGTAGCTACTATTTTATACACTTCTACCTCTTGCTCTGTTTGCTCCTCTAAAGTTGATAGTACAGTGTGATAAAATGCAGGTAGTTCTCTATCAATTTTAGGTATAATAAAATAATTTTCCCCTTTTTCTATGATAGGTATTTGAAATGTAGATTTATTTTTTAACTCTTCCAGTTTTTTAATCCACTCTTTTCTTTCAATTAAATTTTCTACTGCCATTTTTTGTAAGTTTTCTACATCTCTCTTTGTATTTAAAAATTGCGGTATCCCAACCATTTTTCATCCTCTCCTTTATCCTAAATAAAAATTTCCCAGGTATCCATCCCCGAGGGCTGCCTCTCTTGGCTCAAGCCCGAAATGTTTTTCTATTGCTGTCAATCTTGCGTCTGCTTGCTCATTTTGTGCCTCTATTACTCTTAAACGAGTTTCAAGGTTCTCTTTGAACTTATTAAAAGTTTGTGTAGTCACATAAGCACTTAAATCTATTACTGCATTTATCTTAGCGTCTGTAGTTACCTGCATCACTAAGTTTATAACAATCGTGTGTGGATTGTCATTTTCAGCTGGTATATTATCAAATTTATCAAGGGCGTTTGTGTATAAAAATAACACTTCTATCCCGTCATTTCCAGCTGCATAAATTCCTATTTCCTTAAACGGTTTTTCCTCTAAAAAGTCTTTATTTGTGAACTGTATTTCTATTATGGTTTTAGTCTTACCATCTTCTCCCTTTACTATCTCGTGGTTCGATATTTTAGCATCACATATCTTTTGCTTTAAACTTGTCAAAAATCTAATTTCATCAACATTGCTAATATCTCCACCTCCAATTTCCACTCTTTTAATGTTTAAGGTTTCAGATAAGTTGCCATTAATTTTATTGACAAGTTGCTCTCCTAGCTTAGTCAATTTAAAACTTGGAAAATAACTCATAAGTCCCTCCTCTTTATTCTATTACTATATACTTTGTTATTCCTAGTGGTGTAGCAATCTTATAATCTAGTGTAGCATGTACTGTCTTATCTATATCAAAATCTGCTGCTATTTCTATAAACTTGCTTATAGATGAACCGTTTGCAATTTTAAATTCTGTCGTCTCATCTGAAAAGCCTAGTTCCCAGTACATCACAGCTCCAGCCTCGCAAATATCATTTAAATTAGGGAATTTAGCAATCTTTTTAAAATCCATTCCAACATCTGCTTTTATCCACTGACTTGCTACTTCTCCCTTGTACCTTGTTTTAAAATCAGTAATCTCTGCCCCAGATAGTTGCCTAGCTATATCAATTAAAAACTCGGTAGTAGGTAGCCCAGATACAGCCATTCTTTTTGAAATGAGGGCTTTTCTATACTGCTCATCATCACGCCCAGCCCTTTTCTCCTGATATCTTTCCCCTAAAAAATCTAAATAAATCCCAGTAGCGTGCATTAAGGATGTTTGACCTTTTAAGCTCTCTATCAACTCGTTCAAATAGTCAATAACAGGGCTTAAACTTTCATAAAATTTTATATTATTACTCTTTTGATAGTGTAAAGGTAAACCCTCTATAACTTTTTTTATCATCCACCTCACTCCTCGTTGTACTTCGAAAGCTCATTGAATGCTAATTGTAAAGATGTTTTAAAAGTATCCTCATTACTTTTTTTAAACTTCAATTCAAAGTCATAATATTTATAACCTTTACCACATAGCCAATCGCCTATAAATACCCCTGCACTTAGTTTTGCCCCTAGTCCTGCGTTATTGATATACTGTTTTAGCAATTCTTTTATAGCCTCTTCATCAGAGCTTTCTATTGTGAACTGTACATCTATCAATACCTCTGTAGGTCTGTCAAACCTTATAGTTTCAGTTTTTCCAGCCACCGAGGTTGGTACTTCTACAACTACCGACCCCTGCGTATCTGGGGTATGTATATGCTTATAAATAGCCTCTGCAATCTCTTCTTTTATTCCACCATCAACTACTAGCCATATGCTCTTTGCTTGAGTTCCGTTGTCTAAAGCTACAAGTGTATTATTTCTAATACCATTACAGCTTTTTACACCAGGTAAGGCTCTGACGGCTGCTATAACAGGCTCTAAAGCCCACTCGCCCTCTGTATTACCACTTAAATATCTTTGTAAGTAGTCGTAGTCGTTCTCTTGAGTGAGACCACCCTCTCCGACCTCGGTATTTTGTACATTAATAATCCCGCCTGGGGCAGCAACAACCTTATATATAGAATTAGTTTTAATATTTCCATTTTCCCCGCTTTCCACTGCTCTAAATAATATTTTTTTCTCTTTACTCGCAGCCACTTCAAATTGTTCAACATTTTCAAATCTTACCCCCTCTGCTGTTTCTACTATAATATCTCTTTCTTTTACACTTACAAAACTATTAGCCCTCACATTACAATATACATATGCTTTTGAGCCTTGACGCCTTGAAAATCTATCTAGCAAGTTATCAAGTTCAGTTCCTGCTGCATTGTAAAGATTTAACCCTCTAGCTATAGATATAATCTTATCTTCTAAGTAAGTAGCAAGCGTGATAAAAGGGGCTGCTAATTTATAATAATCAGAACTTTCTGAAACATTAAAATTCTCTCCAAAACATTCCTTAGTTTGTGCTTTTTCTTGAGCTAATTGCATAAGTCCTGAAAATCCTTTAGTTTCAAAATTATTATTCATATTTCAACTCCACCCCCTCATCAAATTTATTATATTTTTTATGAGTAAAATAAAACTTTGCTGTTATTACTCTATTTTTTTCACTAATAAGCTCATATGTTAGCTCATCAAGCTCATCATTGAATAATTGAAAAAGCTTTTCTTTTATATGCTCAAGCTTATATTTTGCGTCATCTACTCCGTTTATAACTCTTATATCTAATCCCAAGTTCTCATTATAGTAGCACTCTATCCCAAAAATTTTTATAGTATTTACAACTCTTTGAATAAACTCATCTACACCCTCAACTTTTTCATTGAATTGTAATTCTCCATCTAACATTTTTAAACCTATCATTTTATAGCCCCCGAAGTATCCCGCTGTTCTGCATCTTTATGCTTATGCCCTTTAAAGTCAATTCCTCCGACTGTTGCTACAGCTGATGTTAGACTATTAAGCACTTCTACAATTTTAGCTGTAACTTTTTCTACAACTGTCAAATTACCTTTAATTTCTACATCTCCAGTTATAGTTGTATTACCTGTCCTTGTCACTTCTCCAGTTTGATTTATATCTCCCTTTTCTAGCCTATTCCCTATTACTCTTATCCCCTCTGGAAATGCTAAAGTGTCCGCAGCGACTGGAATTGTAAAAGGCAAAACAAAAGCACTATTTAAAGAGTTTCTTTTTATTGTGTCCATCTTTTCTTTATTCCCTTGACTTATATAGCTTGAAATATCATAAGTAGTCACAAAGCAAGGCACTATATTCCCCACCTGGATTTTCCAGTCAAAATGGTTTGTAACATCCCCTAGTAAGCCAACTGGTACATTCCTAAGCACTGGCAATGCTACCCCGTTAGGTTTAAATAGAGGTTTTAAATCTACAAACCTATTCTCTCTAACTGCTTGTACTTCACATAGTAAAGTATTTATTTGCTCCATTTACACCACCTTTACCTTTAGCCGCATGCTCCACATATCAGCTAGTTTTATATCTATCTCCCTAATTTGTGCTAGTCCTGTAAAAGTTTCACTTTCTATATTTAAAACATCCCCTTTTTTCAGATAGTGGATAGGTAGGCACTCCACGTCGAAATCATATTCTTTTGTAGTTGTTGCCATAACTCTTTGATTTTTAGCCTCCCACTCCAAGTTTCCAGTAGCATTGTCATTGCTTTTGTCAACCTCTTTTTCTTGTAATATTTTTTCTGAAAAAGTAGGATTTTTCAAAAGTCCAGATTTAAAATTAAGGTTTATGATTTTTTCTTTAAAATCTTTATGATAGATATACAAGTCATTTGACTTTATTATCATCTTACTACCTGCGTCCTCTGCTAGCTCTCTAAGCTCATCAAAAGCTTTATTATAACAGGTATAGCCGTTTGTATATATCTTGTCATCTAGTAAATCTATATTTACAACGGTTATCCCTGCCGCTTGAGCTACTTGCTTTATAGCCTCACTTATTCTTATATTTCCATCAAGGCTCAAACTTACAATTTTACTTGTATTTTTACTTCTTTCACTACATAGTAGTTCTCTTACTATGTTCCCCTCTTCTCTATATTTATTGACTTTTACAACTTCATAAGTGCTATACTCTCCTACGTCGCTATCATAGCCAAAGTTTAACTTTATTTCACTGCCTACCTCAATATCTTGTGAGAGGTTATATATATAAAATCTTGCTGTACCTATTTTTTTATCTTTTCCAGATTTTAAATCTACTTTAAATTTTAATCCCCCATTATTTTCGTCATCTATTCGAACTCCATTCACAATTAAATATGAGTTTCGCGGAAAAAGGGGACGTACTGCTGATAGTTGCTGCATTTTTAAAACTCCTTTACAAGCATAACTATATTATCTATATTGCTATAATCTATTTTTTTATAGCTCTTATCATTGCTCATCGGTATGATATAAGCTTGAGGAAATTCCTCTTTAAAATTACCTTGCTCATCCACAATTTTGTTATACCAAAGCGGCATCCCAAATATAATCGGCTCACTATAATAAATAACATTGCCACTACTATCGTATAAATCTACATATATACGTCCGTCGTAGCTATTGTATTTAAAATCAAATATATAGTTTTTTCCTGCAATATTTAAATTAGTACGGTATGGTATCGCCTCTTTGTTTATCTTAAATTTAAAACTCATCTTATTTCTCCCCTGGCAATTTTATTGCGTCACTAGCTAAATCCCCCTCCCAATCCTGCTTACCTGTTTTTACCTCGGTCTTTGAATTAGTTATGGGTTTAGCTGCAATGCTTGGGCTTGGTATCATCTGTAAATAAGCATACTCTATTTGAGTAAATGAGAGAGTAAACTCTGTACTATTAAAGTTTGTAGTAGTTCTACTTATATTATTTATAGCTAAGTTAGTATATAACTTGTCTACATAAAGAGCCACGGGCTGTCTCTTTTTTCTTAAATTTAAAACTCTTTCATATATAGCTTTATGATTATCCCCAACCGTCTGCACTCTCAAACTAAAATTTGCGGAATTATTTGAAATATTATCAGTGATATTTGAGCCGTCATCTAAGGTCAAGCTTGGTACATCAGAGCTTAAATCCTCACTAAATTCAAATACTAACTCTAGCGGTATATCTTCCAACATCACTGTTTTTTTAGTTGTGATACTGACGGGGGTTTGCTGCTTAATACTATTTATTGATTGTGTCATTAAACCAGTAATTGTAAAAGCAATCATATTAACCCCTCCGCTATCTCTCTTTCTTCCTCAAATTCTTTTATTTTCTTTATTACAAACTCTCCTAATCTTTCAAAGTCAAGTCCTTGACTATTTGATACATTGAAATTTAGAATATAAGTATTTCCTTTACTTGTTATCTTTTGACTGTTATACTCTTTATTCTCCTGCTTAGTGAGTACTCTTTCTCCCTCGTGTAACTTAGCAATGTAATTATCTTTAGGTACATAATCTAAGCCATAACGGTGTGAGCCATCCACTTCCTTAACTCTAGTATTACCAGTCTCGCCCTCATTTCCCTCATTTTCTTCCACTATTCCAACTTTTGCCATTATTTTTTTTACAAAAGGTATTTTTTTAATTTTATCCCCTAGATTTACAAACCCTTGTATAGCTCCCGCGATTTTATCTTTTATAGAGCTAAAAAGATTGTCAAACCCATTTTTTAAATTTTCTATTATACTCAAATTGCTATCCCAAGCGTTGAAAAAAGCTTTTACACTATCCACAAAAACACTTGGTACACTTAAACTTAAAAATATATCTGCAACTTTTCCAAATTTTTCCCCTAAAAATTCAAAAACTTTTAGTATCCCTTTCACTATAAAAGCATTGATATTATATAGAAAGAGAAAAGCATTTTTCACTGTCCAAATCATCCCTTTTACTAATCCAGAAAAAAAGTTTTTTATGAACTCCCAAGTTCCAGTTATAGCATCTTTTAAACCACCTATGTAAGTAACTATAAAAGTTTTAAAAAAAGCTCCTAAAGAGTTTTTCAAGTTTTCAAATACACTTGCTTTTGTATCCCATGCATCATAGAAAGCTTTAATTCCTAAAATCAATCCTTTAAATACTGCAAGCGTCGGCATAAGTAAAGGTGTAAAAGTTTTAAAAACCTTACTTATTGCTCCACCAAGCTGTACCGCTTTTTCTTTTACCTTATCCCAGTTTCTGTATAAAAGTACTCCCAGAGCTATTGCAGCCCCTATCCCTAACACAACAGGGTTAAAGCTTAAAGCTGCAAGTGCTGCCTTTAAAGCTCCTATTGCTATTACTAGCTTATTGATTATAAATAAGCCAGCCAGAGCGGATGCTAGCGGTATAATTACTTCTTTCCACTTTATACAAAAATCTAAAATATTTTTACCTACTTCCAAAGCTTTTACCATTCCAGCTGCTAATTTTTCAGCCCATTTGGTAAAAGTTCCATTTTCCTGCATTTTTACTAGCCAGTTGGCTAAAGGTAGTAAAATTTTATCCCTTATCAGTTGAAACGGAGAGTTTTCAATAGCATTACCAAACTCATCCATTCCCGCTAAGGTTGCAAGTGCCGACTTGGTTACACCTTTAATTGTTGAAATAGCACCCTTAAAAGTCTTAGCTTGCTTTTCCATTGCACCGCCAAACTTATTATTCATCAACTCAAATAATGCTCTATTAAATAATTTTAAATCTTTAATTTGTCCACTATCATTAAAAAGCTCCCCATATCCTTGCAACTTAGCAAAATCTCCCACCATATCTTTTTTTATTCCAAATTCTTTTAGCCTTTCTAGTTCTCCAGTTTGAGCGTCTGCAAGTGCCTCTACTGCTTGATCAAAGCTTTTACCCATTCCAGCTGCCATATCTCCAATCATTTCCAGATATGTTCTGTTTGTACTTTTAAGTATCCTATCCCCCTCCATCCCGTAGGATTGTAGTTTTGTCATAGCTCCTACTACTTCCTCGGTTTCGAAAGGTGTTCTATTAGCAAAACGCCCTGCCCACGCTAGCTTTTTTTGAGCTTGTACAGGGTCTTTCAAAACAGTTTCAAGAGTGTTACGGTACTGCTCCATAGTTGCAGCTCCCTCTATCCCTGTTTTAATAATCAGCCCTGTTCCTAACATAGCCAGTAAACTTTTTATTTTACTAGTTAGCCCGTCAGCCTCTTTTTTAGCTTTTTCAAAAGCTGCTGTTGCATAATTAGAAAAGCGTTTAAATTGTGTTCGAACTGCTTGTGAAAATCTAAAATTTCCAATTCTTCTCATTTTTTCCGCAACTTTTTGAAAAGCCTTACTTCCAAAGCTTTTTATACTTGAAAAAGCTTTTATAAAACTACTCTTTGTTTTTCCTGCGAGTGCTTGAAAAGTCTTATTTCCAAAGTTTTTTATATTTGAAAAAGCTTTTATAAAACTACTTTCAATTTTTTCAGTATCTGCATTTTCTGTATTAACAGAAAGAGGGGCTTTTATCTTATTTTTCAACTCTTCATAACTTTTACTTATCTTTTTTAAAGTTTCAGCCCCAGCTCCAAGCACTGAAAATTTTATTGATAGAGACTGCAAATTCATTTTTACCCCCCTCTTTCTTTATTTACTCTGCTTACATAATCATTCCACGCTAACGTTAGCAGCATCTCCTCTTCTATACAAAGCTCTGATATACTTTTATTGAAATAATTAGTTTTCAAACGAAAGCTTATATCAAATCTATTTTGCAACCTCTTCCTTTGCTGCTCTAGCTCTGTCTGTGAATAGAAAGGGCGTACTTTGAAATTCTCCTATTAGTTCTACAACATTTCCTAATATTTCATAATCCATATCGAAAAAATCTAAAGAACTTGCCTCTCTCGGATATGCTACAAAAGTACTTAATACTTTTTCTATATCTTTAGCCTCTCCACTTTCTGCCCCTTTCAAGACTTTTTCTGCTACTTGTAAAGCTACTCTCTCGATTCTAAAAGGTATTTTCTCTAATTCAAATTTTTTAGTAAATATCTCTGCTGTAAACTCTAAAGCTCCAAGCCCCTCTGGTTTAAATTCTACACTCTCAAATTTCTCTATTATTTTTTTTATTTTTCCTATATTTTTTATTTTCTCCATTATGCTAGCACCTCTCTACAATTTGCACAATTTAAAGTAAATTCTCTTGTTTCAGTTTCTCCATCATTTGTCAATTCTCCCTTATTAACTCCAACCTCTCCAAGTGTCATTCCTCTTGAGTATTGAGCTACCGACGTATCTTTAAAGAATCCAGCTAAAATTGTTCCCGTTTCTGCTGCATTTAATAAGATAAATTCATCTTGAGTACCTGTTTCTACAGTAACAGTTATTGTCGCGTTCGGGTCAGGTGAATATATAACTCTCCTAGATCCGTCCAAATTTTTCTCGCTTAACTTTGTAGTTTCTCCCGCTTGTGATATATTTATACTTCTAACTTTTTTTAGCGTGTACCCTGCTAAAATTAAAGTTTTTTTACTCATATCTACACCCATTTATCTCACTCCTTTTTATGAACTTTTATTTACTACATCATTTGTAACTTTTAAAGTTAAATCAATGAAATATGCCCAACCTCTTAATCTAAAAAGCACTTGTGGTCTTATTAATCTTTGCATTCTTTCCTCTTTAGATTGAGTGATTGGAGTTATTTTATATTCATACTTGCCATTTGCTTTTGCTATAATATTCTTCTTTCCCATTTCTTCCATAGTCGAATTTAGAGTATCTTCTAATAACACATACCCATCCTCATCCTGTGGGAATCCTTTCAATATCATCATTTTTAAAAGATTTTCATTAAGATTTACTATTGCCATATCTAAAGCCGTAGTTTCATCTATATATGTTCCATCTAGAGCTTTTCCACCGTTTGCTACTATATAACCCTCACTTGTCATTTTTTCTACAAAAGTAATATTTTCTTTTGTTAAATCTTGCTTTTTACCACCTTTAGCATCTGCTGTCACTCCAGCAAGTTTAACCAAGTTGCATTTACTTCCTGCCCCAGGGGTCACTACTGCCCCTGCATAACTAATAGCTTTATACTCTCTGCTATCTCCAGAAGTTGCTGGATTGTATATTGCTAAAACTCTTTCACTTTTTATTTTATCCGCATTTGTAAAAGGATAACTAGCTGTTTCAGCTATATATATTTTCCTATTTGCTACTACAATAGCCCTTAACTCTTCTATAAGTTCCGCACTATCCATTAGAGTTGTCAAAGCATACCAACTTTCATTTATTACCTCCGAAATTGCTGATACAATTTTAGCTCTATAGGCAGGTTCTTCCTCTTGAGCCTCTTTTGCTACTCCTAAAATTGAGAAAAAATCTGGTTGTAAGATATTTCCACTTCCATCCGTTTGACTCAGAAATTGCGATGCCGCTTTATATGCTTTTGAATTATTACCAAACTCTGCCTCTACCTCTTCTAGTGTAGTATAATATTTGAAGTCTGCATTTTTATCATCTGTAACTATTAATGTTTTGTTTAAGTCAGCTACAGTTAATGCTATTTCTTTATCTACTACTATTTTGATATTCTCTCTATAATCCGCCATTTGTTACCACCTCTTTATATTCATTGATGATATATTCAATCATTTCTATCATTTCCCCTTTTCTTTCTCCTGTTACATTCATATATTCGAATGTAACCTCGAAATTTCCACGCACATCATACATATTGCCAACCTGTTCGGGCAAGTATCTTATTTGTGAAAAGTTTTTTATACCGACGTCAATAAATCCGTACTCTTTTCGAAGTATGAAAATAATGAGTTCGAAAAGCTTTCGTGTGTAAATGAAATCATTGTTATCTTTCCCCTCATATATATCAAATTGTACGGTACACTCCTCTCTATACTCTGCTACTTCCTTATAGTTTTTTTTATCCTCTTCAAGTGTCCTTTGTGTAGCTTTTCCAAAGTCCTTACTTGTCTTGCTTATTACTTGCCAAGTGGAATAAGGTTTAGGCGGATGTGCCTTGTTTGAGTTAGCTGGTATTAATTGTATACCTAGTGTTTTATTGTACAACTTCATAATTTGCTTAATCATCTTTATCGCTCCGTCTTAGAATATAGAACTTTAAATCTGCTATATATCCATAATCTAATTTTTGAAATATTTTCCATTCTTTTCCATTTATCTCTACTATTTCCCCAAGTTCCAAATCCTCTTTAGTCCTTAAATCCATATCCTCAAGCGTGATAAAACCTTGAGGGTAGTTTTTTAAATCACGAGGGTTTACAGGCATAAATACTGCTTTTATTATCCTTGTTTCTGCTGCATTTTCTACCCATTCCCCCTCTATCCATTCCCCACCTTGTTTTTTTACTAAAACATCTGTAAGTAAGTGACCAGGTAAAAAAATATTGTGCATTTTATCCACCTCTATAATAATATTCACTTAAATGCTCTACAGTTCCATTCTTATCTGTTATCTGATATCTAATTGCTGCTATTAAAGCCCTTTCATCTAGCAAAATCCTAAAGTTATTAGCTCCCTTTTTTAATTTTGCTGTCATTGTACTTTTTTTAAGAGGTACAGCCCAGTGGGTTGCCCCTTGTATTTGCTTAATAATAAGTCCACATACAAAGTTACCTATGTGTATATATGCTTGTTTCCCAGTTAAATGCCCCATCGTTACCTCTTTTATACGCTCGTCAATATACTTTTTAATAGTATCTTTATTATGCTTTATAGCTCTACGCATAAAAGGACGTGCGGGTATATTATCAGTTCCAAACTCATTATATACAGCATACTCTAATATAGTAGCCCCGCTTTTATTAGTCTTATCCTTATCTATTGATAAAATCCCTATCTCAACTTTATGTGTTTGTAAATATTCAAGCTCTCTTGATAAGCTTAATAAATCCATTTACATCACTCCAAAAAGGTCTGTTATACCTCTTCTAAAATTTTCAGATTGTTGCACTTTATCTAAAAAAGTATATGATACATCTTTTAAGCTAAAACTTTTCAAACTCATTTCATTTGAAATCATTTCTTTTATTGTTGAAAAAATAAAATTCTGAATGTCGAAAGGTAGTTCCTCATACCCTGCTACATATTCAACTTTGACTATCTCACTTTGATGTATTTCAAAATCAAAAATTAATTTATGCTTATTCACTTTAAAATTTATTCTTTCGTTATCAATATAAGCGTTCGAAACGTTTTCGACGGGCTTTTTTTTCAAATAGATGATATTTGTACCCAATCCACTTACAAACTCTGTTAAAAACGATTTTACAAGGTCATAGCCTATTACTCTTTCTATCTTACAAATAACCCCTTTTATATAAAAATTCAAAATAGTTTCATCTGTTATACCAGTGACAGCTTTAGCCATCTCCATATCATATTTAAGCTCCATCTTATACCCCTTTATTTTTTAAAGAAAGTAAGCTATTAAGCCTCTCCCCTTTTTTTCAACTTAACAACGTATTCTGGTAGTTGTACTCCTACACCAATTAACTTTTCAAGCCATAGGACCGTTAATCCTTTTTGAGTGATTTTATCCTCAATTCTTAAATCTAAGTTAGGGTTTTTTAGTCCTAACATTGCCATATTTAAGTTTGCAAAAATTCCAATGTAATCAGTATCAGCTGTTGCTTTCCCTATGTCTTTTATTCCTGCATTTTCTGTTTCTATAAGTTCCACTGGTCTACCCATTAGCTCTCTCACGCTACCTTTGTTTAAATCAGTCACTGTAAATCTTCCATCAGTAGCTTTAATTTGTGCTATTCTTTTCCAAGTAAGTCTACTCATATACCATTTTGCTGTTTCAGCTATTTCACTTCTTACACTGTAATATGCATCAAGTATAGAATCTTGTAGAGTCTGGTCAGTTGTATCATCTAATTTTGCTACTTGTGTTACTCCAGCATCTTTTAAAATTCCTTTAGGCTTGTTAGCTCCATCTCCTACAAAAATAGAGTTTGCAAGTGCTAATCCCATTGCATACTCTGCTCTTTTTAGTACAAAGTTTGCATATCCTATAAAGTTAGTAGCTAGTAATTTATTTGAAATAACAGGCATTACATACAGTTGATATAAATTGATTGTTACATTATCAAGTTTTGTAATTTCTGTTTTTTGTCTTTCCTCTTCCTCTCCTACCCAACCTGCCGCTGGTAATCCTAACATTTCTCTTGGAATGAAATAAGAGTTTTCATTTGTTGAAATAAACGATATTTCTTTTAATACAGGGTTGCTCTCTTGTATTCTTTCTAAGATAGTATCTGCATAATCTGGTCTAATTGCTGCTGCTGTATTTGTTGTTCCAGCTGCTGCTGCATCTGTAAATTGAATAGTCTCATCTGCATTGAAATAAGTTGATACTCCTACCCCTTTTTTCTCGATGATGTCATACATAGCTTTAAACTGTTCCGCTGCTGATACATCTTTTGCTGTAGGTTTATAGTCTGCTTTTAGTCCTTTTATAATCTCATTTAATTCATTGAATTGTTGCTCATACTTTGCAACTATTTCACTTTCTAAATTATTTTTAAACTCTTCAAATTTCCCTTGCATTTCTTTAAAAGCAAGTGGTAGTTTTTTTACTTCCTCGTCAGTTTGAGCCGTAAACATTTGCTCTTTGAAATTTTTAAAAAACTCTTCCATAAATTTTTTTAACTCTTCTTTGTTCATTGTTCCATCTCCTCTTTCGTCATCTTCATTCTCGCTAAATACTCTTGTAATTTTGCTACCTTTTACAGCTGCCCTCGGTGTTATTGACCCTTCGTGAGCATTAAATTTTGTTATATCAAAATAATATTTTGTTCCATTCCTATCTTTTACCTCTTTAGTTTCTCCCTCTTCAATCACTCCTCCAGCCGATAGTTCAAATTTTGCCCCCATTGTTTTCATTAAGTCATACAGAGCATATGCTTCTTTATTCAGTGCATTTCCTGCCTCATCTGTGCTTAATTGTAATTGAGCCGTTATTTTAAATCCCTCTGCCGTATCTACACCCGTACATGTTCCTACAGGTATATTCATATTGTTATGATTGTATAACAATAGCATTGTTTTACCCTCATTAGCTTTCATACTTCCAGCTTTAAATCTGTAGTAGCCGTGTGCTAAATTCTCGTGTTGATACTTCACTAGTAAGCCCTCAAAGCACCCTTTTTTATTTTCCTGCTCTTTAAACTCCTCTAGTGAGATACTAAAATTTATTTTTTCATTCAATCCTGGCATTTTTACACCCCTCTCTTTTTATCTGTATATCTGCAAGCAATTACACCGTACCACTTCCGAGGCTGGTAGCTCTGCCCCGTGAGGTGCTTGTGTTGTTATTCCTTTACCTAAATTCCAGAGTTCATCTATTTTTATCCATCTACCATTTAAAGCTTTATGATTTTCTCTATAAGTCTTTTTACCACCTAGATGTACCCAGCCTTTTTCTTTCATGTTAGCAGCCTTTGCGGTGTTGTAAGTAGTTGTATTGATAGAACTAGCCGTTTCAGTTCTTGCTATTGTATCCGCTCTATACTCACTCATCCCTACTACACTCTTTTGTATCTCTTCAACCATAGTTTTCCTACTCCATCCAGCTGCCTGCCCCTCTTCTATGAGCTTATTCAACCTTTTTCTAGTTGTTTCAGTTATCCTACTCACTTTTTCAGCTGCGTGCTTTTTATTATAGTTCTCTAGCACGTAGTCTCTAATACCCTTTATAACCTTGCTACTTAGCTTTTTATTATATATTGTCTTAAAGCAACCAATAGTTTCATCCAAGTTATATAAAAATATTATTTCAAGTGCATCCTTTATTTCTCTTGCAAGGTATTCATAATTTATTGCAATTATTACCTTTGCCTCTTCATCAGCATATTTCTGCCCATTATCTTTTAAAATTTTGTCTGCAAAATCCAAAAATACTTTTTTTATCTTTTTTTTACTCCTAGTTGTCAATCTTTTCTCTAAGTTCCTCATCTCTTTAATGTGCTGTCTATATCTTTTCATTAAATATCATCTTCTTTTTCTTTTTGAGAGGTATCTAGTTCCAGTATCTCATCTAGTGTCATATCTCCAGAGCCTACTAAAATAACATCACCTTTTTCTCCTAAATCTTTTAGCTCCACATCTGTTAACTTAGAAAGTAGACGCCTATATTCATTAATAGAGAGTCTATTTTTTACACCCTCAAGGTTTTTTATAACTTCCCCTATATCCTCTTTTAACTCATCTATTCCTGTTATGTCATAATCTATCAATTCCCCATCTTTTAAATAGTCACGAAATAAGTAATTAAGCCATGCTTTTAAGTTGTTTAAAAAAGGTATAATCTCATCTTTATATAACTCTTTTTTAGCGTGTCGCCTATTCTCATAAGTAGACTGCCCACCGCCTACCAGTTCCGCAGGTACTCCCGTCGCTATTGCCGTACGTTCAAAAGCTTTTTGCTCTCCTATGTTCCAGTCGGTGTCTGTCGGGCTTTTAGTTATATCTTGATACTTTAAGTTTGACCCTGTAACCATAACTTTTCCAGCGTTTTCAGCTCCGCCAAAACTTGCTGTATACTTATCTCTTATCTCATCCCTGTCATCTTTATCTACAAAGCCATCAGCTGTAAATAGTCCTCCAGGTCTACCCAGATTTTTTGCCAAGTTCCAGTTCCAAATCCAAGCCCTTTTTACATAAGCACCCCAAAGAGCAAAAGCATTTTGCTTGCTGTATCCACTCCCTATGTTTCCCCGAGGTATCCCATCTTTGATGTTATTGTAATCAGGACTTTTTATCCACATAAAGTTCTCAAGCTCTTCCCCGACTACTACCCTATGAGGATATAGAATCTCTATTCTGCTTATATTATTACCTGCAAAATAAACTGTAAAGTTATTAGGATTATGAATATATAAGTCTGGCTTAAATCCTCTTAATCCTTTTACAACTTCAAGCAATACACCATTGTTGCTACTTTCATACCAGATTAAAAAGTAATCTAAAAATTCAGAGAAAGAGGTATTTTTATTTATCATAGAAAATATTTGAGCCAAAGGATGTCCTATCATCTTTTCTTTAGTTCCCTTAGTTTCCTTATAAACTGCAAACTCCACATTTTGACACGCCTTTATTTTTTTACTCATTGCAAGCATAAAAGTCTCTTGCTGCGTCAATGTATTTACATATTCCCCGCTATTAAAACTTTCAGCCTCTACCCCGTAGGCTCTAGTTCGCCTTTTGAAAAATAGTTTCAAAATATCAAATCTCATTTTTTTACCTCTTTAAATATCATAAGTATATTTACCTTTCCCCATCTCTCTCTCAAAAGCATATCTAGTCGCGTCTATTGTATGATTGTCCTTATCCTCTAGTCGCGGCATTGGATTACCATCCTTATCAGTAGCATAATCTACCGTCTGAAATTCGCGGGCTATATTAGGTGTTCTTTTAGGGTCTATTACAATAGCCTCTAAATCTCCCAGCCATTTCTCTCCATACTCAACTGAACCTTTACCTTTTTTAGCTCCCCAAGCTGATATCTCATTATCCCTCAAATCATCTATACTCTTAGGCTCTGCACTATCACAAGTAACAGGTTCATCATAATTTTTAGAATTTATATAATCAGCTAACATTTGATTACTTCTTTTTACTCCATAATACTCATCCAGAGCGTATATAGTTCTTTTCTTTTTACAGTATCCCCATCTTACAAAAGCCACGGGGTCTACTCCATACCCCCAGTCAATCCCTTGCCTAATAACTGAAATATTAGCCTCATCAACCTTTGTAATTTCCCTTATTTGCAAGTTAGGGAAAGGAATGATACCGTTACCTATTGCCTCTCCTAAAAACTCGTGTCTATACTTCAATTCATTTCTTTTTTTAGTGTTGTCGGCATCCTCTACGAACTCATCAGAGATATATTTATTCTCTAAATAAGTAGAATGATGTACAAAAGTATTCTCATCAGTTGTACCAAACCCATACCGCTTATTTACCCAGTTCAATTTTGATTGGGGCGGATTATAAGAGAAAAAGCCTTTATACTTTAGCCCTACTGGTAGCTTACCCCTAAAGATTGACTTTATAACAGTTTCCACCTCTGCCTCTGTTTTGAACTCTGCTAGCTCTTCAAACCAAAAGTAAGCTAAAGGATAATCTGCTGTTTTGATAGATTTTATTTTTTGAGGATCATCTACTCCTAGAAAAATAAATTTATTTCCACGCTCTCTATAGACAATTTCTAAAGGGTTTTTTTTCAAAATAAAATACTCTTCTACCCCTAGTACTTGTATAGCCCATTTAATTTGCTCATATACAGACTTGCTAAGTGTTTCAGCCACTTTTCTAAAACATACGATATTTACTTCCTCAATTATCAAACTTAATACAAGCATTAAAGCTATATGAGAGGATTTAGCCGACCCCCTACCACCTTTTAAAATATATCTAGTGTATTCGTTATTCTTCCACTTTATCCACACTTCCCAAAAGTTCTCGTTCAGCAAGTTCGACACTTTCAGCGTGTTTCTTTTTAAGATTTTTGTAGGTAATGTCATCAATTATTAGCACCCCCCTCACTTGCTCATCTTCCAGCTGCTGCTCTTCCTCTTTATTGCTCCGCTCGCCTAAATTCTCTAATACCTTAGAGACTTTCAATAAAGCATCTGCTACTTTTGGATCTAGCAGCCTATCTGGATTTTCAGATATTTCTATAAGTAACTTTTTATGTGACTCATCTATAATACCTGCCATATCCTTAGAGCTAAAGTCTGCCACTTTTTTACTCTCTTCAAATCCTAAAGCCTCATTTTTAATCCAGCGGTATATTGTACTTTTTCCTACTTTCAAGATTTCCGCTATCTCGCTAGCACTTTTACCCTGCACAAAAAGGCTTTTAGCTTTTTGTTGTTGTAGTGTTAACCCATTTTATCCCCCCCTTTTATAAGACAAAAATACTCAGCTTTATTTACAACTTTCCCAAAACTTGAACGCTTATATTCTTTGATTTTGAAATCACATTCGAAATTATTTCGAAGTAACTTTGCTAGATTGTTTTCAACACTTCCAAAAATTAAAAAGACATTATTTTTACCAGTATTATTTTTAATAAAATTGACAACTCTTTCATCGTCTTGTGTTGTCCATTTTACACCAGCATTCGTTACGTAATCATAACCTATAAATCCCTGTTCATCAGTTGCTATTTTTTGAATATACGGCGGATCTAAAAAAATAAAACTGTTTTCAAACTGCCAATTTTCATCAAATAACTCTGTCTGTATTTTTACAGTATCTAAGGCTTTTATGTATTCTTTGAATTTTTCTGTCTTATCAACACTGTAAAAAGCACTTGCTAAGCTTGTTCCCTTGCCATCAAATCCAAACATTAATTTTAAAATTTCTTTTTCCTCTTCTGTAAAAGGGCTTTTACTAGCTTTTTTTAGAGGTTGCCCACAGCATTCACAGATAGCTACAAATATACTTTTAAATCTTCTTTTGTATTTTTCAAACTTCTCTTTGTCACTTTGATATATCAATCTTGAATTTTCTATTTGCTCACCTTGTGTTATGTACTTTAAAGCTCTTTCTCTTAATTCTAATACATTTTTACATTTTAAAAAGTTTTCCAAATTGCTATCTTTTACATTGACTAATACTCTCAAATCAGAGTATGTATTTTTGAGATTTAAAGGAATCTCCATAGCTCCACCAAAGAGATCTATAAAATTCTCTCTTCTATTCTCATCAAATACCGCTTTTATCTCTTTCCAAAATCTTCCTTTACACCCCATATATGCAAAAGGTTTTTTTATCATACTGCTCACCTCACAAGCATTTTACTATACTTTTTCAAAAAAAATTTTGAATAGTGGAGAAAATGGGAATAATTGAAACAATAGGTAAAAGAACATAAAAAAAAGAACCTAGAATAAGGTTCCTTGATTACACTTCTTTATTTGATATATACTTTTTATTTCTGTTGCCTCTTCGAATAGTTCTATGCTTTCTACCGCTACGCTCCAACTTCCTTTTGCTTTACCCGCTCCCTTGTGATAACGTCCGCCTAGGCGTCCATCGCGTAACATATTATATATTGTTTGAGTTCCTACATTTAATTTCTTAGCTGCCTGCGTGACTGTTATATACTTAGTTCTGTTCATCTTTGCACCTCTTATCATATATTTCTACATTTTTCCTAATAGCACGATTTTTTAAAAAAAACAACTAAAATTTTTTAAAAAAATTTACATATAAAAAACAGCCTTTAAAATAAAGACTGTTTTTTGTATAGCTGTTTTAATTCTTTCGCTTTATCAGCGTATACTCTGTAAAAGGTTGCTTTCGATACTCCGATTTTTTCTCTTATTTTTTCATTGCTAAGTTTAAAATTGTTTCTTATGATCTCTTCTAGCTTTAAAAATTTATCCTTTTTCGAGGTTGTGCATTTCTTATATGTGCCACCTTTCCTTTGCCTTTTGACTTTTAAAAGCTTTTCTTTTAGTACTGTATCATCTTCTTTGAGTAGAGAGATTATATAATCTCTCTCACTCTCTGTAATTATTATTTTCATAACTTCTTTTTTAATTTCTCCAATGCCTTTTTTTCTCTTAGTCTGATATACTCTGCACTATATCCCAGTTCCTTGCCTATCTTCCTAAGCGTCTTGCCCTCGTAAAATCTAGCTTTAATTATACTTTTTTCTAAAGTGTCCAGTTCTTTCTCTATTAGTTGCTCTAAATCTATTCTGATTTCTATACTGCCATCACTTTTAGCTGTCACTTTTTCATAGTCTCCCAAATTCCAAGCTAGCTCCATTTTGATTAAAGTATTGTATGTTTCTTTATCCACTTTGAGCTTTTTCATTTTTTCATCATCACTTATTTTAATGTCCAGAGATTTTAATTTTTTGTATTTTTCTATAAGTCCATATGCTGCCCCATATTTATATCTCATTCTATTTCGTGATACTGTTTGCCTAATCCAAATAGCTACATAGTTTAGAAATGGACCTTTTTTATTGTCATACTTTTCAATAGCTTTAACAAATCCAAATATTGCCTCTTGAAATCCGTCTTGAGTGCCGCCAAATCTCTTATTTATATAGTGTACGAATCTTATATTTCTTTCTATTAATTGATTTCTTGCCTCTATATCTCCAGCTTTTGCTTTTTTTAAAAGTTTCTCATTCATTATACCCTCACTTTCTATATAAAAAGTACTTAATGTTTTCTCTCTTAAAACATAATCTTTTATAAATAGCTCTTAGTATCCTCATTATTCCACCCCCTCAAACACTGTTAAACTTTTTTTAAAACTCCTCACTAATCTCTAAATTATTAATATTTTTCAATTTTCTAACCAGAGCTAAACTATTAGGAAAAATTGCACTATATAGCACTATATTAGCTCTCTCTATCTCTTCATCAAATCTTTTTAAGCCCTCTTTCTTTCCCCAATTTTTTACAAACGCTTGTTTTAAAAGAGGTCTTTTATTTTTAGCATAAAAATTTTTTACAATCTTGTACCAGTATTTTTCTTTTCTCTGATCCTCTTCAGCTAATATAAATTTTTTATCTATAGCTAAAATATATTTTATTTCCCCTTTAGACAAACTTGGTATTATTTGTAGTGTATCATCTCCGCAAGTTAGCTCCAGGTATTTCTTTTTAAGTGTTCCCACTTCATAAACTAATAAATCTAATTTTTTTAAAAATCTATCTTCTATTTCTTTATTTGTTAAATCTAGAATCATTTAGATACCTCTTCCCACATTAATTCTACTAGCCAAAGTAGTCCAGATATTGCCAACGTCAAGACAAACTTGAGATGCCCCTCTGTCAAATTAAAATGTATATGATAAGCAATAAAATCAAAAAGTTTCTCTAGTGTTATCACTACAATGCCTGCTTGTGCTATATTTTTTATCCATCTCTCAAATTTACTCATCTTTTTTCTGCCACTCCTCTATCTTTTGCAAAGCTGTAATAAGATTGTTATACTCTTTTTTAGTCAAACTGTAGATACTTACATTTCTACCAGTTTGCTCCTTGATAAACTCTTTTTTATCTTTGTTATCTCCAAACACTCTTTTAAATAAGATATTAAACTTTGCTACCTGTTTGCCTGTGCCTTTATCTTCCGCTACTAATCCTTTTAAAATTTTTATGAGTACCGAGGCTTGTGCCTCGGTTAACTCTTTGCTACTCTCTTTATTAAATCTAGCATTTAATATAGTTCTATAATTCTCATCACTTATACCCGCTTGGCTCTTTAGCACGTGTATATATTTAATTGCTTTCTTTTTCTCCAATTTCATCAGCTCCCTCTACGCTAGTCATAGACAAAGGCACTACTCTTTTTATACCCTTATCATCTACATAACTAGCTGTTAAGAATGTAGAGGACTTGGCAGGCTTATACGCCTCTTTTATGATGTGTACCCCCTCTGTTAGTTCTTCATCATCTATATTATTAGCTATTCTCTCAAGTTCCAGTACTCTACTAGCCTTTAGATTACCATTTTTATCTTTTTTTAGCAGTAAGTTTATAAGCTCTTCAAGCTCTTTCTTTTCCCCTAGTGTCACTCTTGAGATGTAATTTTTTACCTTAGCAATTCCAGAGTGTACTGTATCATCAAAGTTGTCAATCACTCTATATCCCATTGTCACGCTGAACTTTCCATCTTTAGTTGTAAAAGTGTGACTTTGTTGATTTTCTTTAACTCCAAATAGTTCCGCTTTTAGCTCTAGTATTGTCGAAAAGTCCTCGAACGCCTTTGATTTTTCATTCGAAAGCATTTCTGATATTTTCTTTAATACATCAAATTTTTCTCTTACTTTCTCATCTACTAAGTTTTTGTAATCCTCAATTCTTTGTCTTTTTTCCTCTTTTTCTCTTTTTTGTTCCTCTTCCAGCTTTCTCATTAGTTCCCTTTTTTCTGCTGCCGTCATTGTGCTTAAATCCATCTTATTTTTCCTCCTCTACTTTTGCATTAAAAATAACCTCATTAATTTCAATCAGACGCCCCTCAAGCAATGCTTTTCTTGCTGCTGTTTCTCTATCTAAATCTTCTAATTGTTTCATTAATACATTTTTTTTATTTAGCCACTGTTTAAACTCTAGTTTTGTAATTATCATTTTTCCCTCCATTACGCTATCATTTTTTACACTAACACTTTTTACACTAACATTTTTTATTTATATCAGCTAATAAATTTCTAATTTCCTCATTAATTTCCTTGTATCTATCTACACTCTTAAAATTCCCTCTATTAAACGCTTGTATCATCTCTTTTCTTTTTATAATTAGCTTAGCAAGCTCGTTAAGCTCACTATCCAAATTTATAGCTTTTTCTCCAAGTTCCTCTCTCAATACTTCTTTTGTCATTTCTGTCATTATTATGTTTCTCATTTTTCCTCCTTATATAGCTAGCACTACTGCTGCCCTTTTGATATATTCAAGTTGTATTTTCTCATCTACAAAACTATTTGCTAAATCACTTGCTAGTGTTAACAGAGTTGAAATCTGTCTTATGCTTGCACGACTGGCATTATATAAATACCCTACCATTTCCTGTAACTCTTTATCAGTGTAAAGCTCTACATCATTCTTTAAAAATCCTAATACTATTTTCTCTACATCATCCAGTGTGGGCTCTGATAGACTCAAGTTTGCTACTGCTCTACTACTTAGATACTCGTAACCTTGTCTTTGTGAGTAAACTTTACTTTTTAAAGTATTTGTTCCTACTATCACTATACCTACACCTGTTACATCTCCAATACTTCTTATATTGTCAATTACTTTATTATCTAAGTGTTCTCCCTCATCTATAACTATGATCGTTTCCGTGAATCTTATCTCTTCTTTTATTCTGTCTTTCAACTGTTGAGTGGTTCCTACAGGCGGTATTTTTAAAGCTACTGCCATTTTCTTAATCATTCCAGCGATTGTAATTCCACTTTCTGCTGTTACCAGCACTCCACGCCCGCCATAATTTTTTAACCAATTCTGTATTGCGTGAGTTTTCCCAATTCCAGGACGTCCATAGATATATCCTATCTTAGCACTCTCTGTTAACCCCTCAATTACATTAGATGCCACAAACTTTTGAATAACTCCCATTAACCAGTTGACTTTTTGTACGATGTCAGTTTCAGCCGTAAAGTCTATCCTACGCATTTTTTTCTTATGTCTACTTAAAAAACTCTCCACTTTTTCTGCCAAGCTATTAATATCTCCTTTATAAGTACCATTTCTGAACTCACTTAAAGTACTTGCTCCAATATTCATAGCCTTTGCCATTTTAGAATATGATAGTTTCTTTTGCTCTGCGAACCTTTCTAGTTCTCTTCTTAATTTTTCAATATCCATTTTTTCCTCCCATATCATTTATTTCTATAAAAACGCCTGGTGCTACTTCTACCTGCTGTTTTTTACCTTTGTCATCTATTACTACTGCATCCTCTATCTCTTTATGCTCTAACTTGTTTCTATTTTGTTCAAGCACTAAGTTATCATTGAACGCCCAATCTATTACGCCAATTTCCTCTCTAATTTCTTCTTTTACTCCGATTATCTCTTTTTCTAACTTTTTAATTCTTTTTACTCTTTTCTTATGCTCTTTTATTGCTGTTACATCGTTCCATCCTGCCGCTTGTAACTTGTCAGCTTTACACAAAAATTCTCCAGTATTCAAATATACATAGATACTTTCTAAATTATGAGGATCATATTTTATCTTTACCCGCTCACCCTGGTTATAGTATAGTAAATCGTGTATGTATGTATTACCAAGGTACTCAATCCCATTTTGTTGTACTGTTCTTAGCTCTTCATATAAAAACAATAATCTTAATTTATCTGGACTTATCATCTGTCTATTTCCCTCTGGACATTCCTCATTATATATTTCCAGAGGTGTCCTGTTATTCATTCCACGCCCTCTATGAGCCTTTAATCCTGCAGCTCTTCTTAAAGCATAATAGAAATGATTTTTCTTTTCTATCCATCTTTCTATATATCTTTCAAGTTCCTCTTGCTCTAATAGTTGTCCTTTTGATAATTTTTGCATTCCAAACCCTTTCATATGTTCGGGTCTTTCCACAATATTTCCACCTTTATACGTCAAACTATCTTTCGTAAAACTCTCTTTGAAATCCACAAACCATCTTTCTATGTGCTTAGCTTGTGCGTTGTATGGTAAAGCGTGTCTCACTTTTAGCCCTAAAGTTGCATATATCCCGTCCAGTTCCTCACTGCCTTTTAAAACCTTAGATTTATAAGCAGCTCCATTGTCTGTGTATAGCCCCTTAGGCATTCCATACTTTTCAATTCCTCTTTTTAAAGCTATTGCTATAGCCTCACTTGTTTCGGTCCAAGCAAGTGTCCATCCTGTAATTAACCTACTTTTTACATCTATCCACACTATTATTTTAGGACTTCCAAAGTATCTCTCGCCATTAGCTTTCTTTTTATTTCCTCTGTAACACATCATTTCTAAATCGTGTCCGTCAGACATCCATATATCTCCAGCTTTTATATCATCGTAACTTCTTACAATGTAAGGACTATGTGCATCTTTAAACTCTTTTTTCCCCATTCTAGCCTTGTCTTTTTCGATGATATTAATATCATTATTTAAGTAATTTCTAAGTGTTCCATATCCTATTACTTTTTCTCCAAAAGTTTCAAGCACTTTCTCCCACACCACTGTCATCTTTGGCTTATTTTTATTAAAATAAAGACTTTTAGCCAACTCCAGTACCTCTGGTGCTACTCTTCTTACACCTTTATTTGTGCCGTGTCCACTTGCCAATGCTAAAGGGTTATCTAAGTTTTTTTTGTAGATCCCGTGCCATCTTCTTAGAGTTGATACAGATACACTCTTTATATTTTCATACTGTTGTGGGTATTTTGTAGGTATCTCATCCACAAACTTTCTTATTATCTCTTCCTTACTTCCTGCCCACTCTTCGTATGCCTCTTCTAACTTAATACACAATATATACCTACTATTAGCTACCCGCTGATTCCACGCTGGTAACTCATCCACTGCTGTAGCCTCTCTTTTTAACACTGTCCTAGTCACTAGTTTTTTATCTTTATTCTCTTTTTTCTTTTCTTGCTCAATTCTGTCTAAGTACGCTTTTATATCAGAGGCTAGATATTTATTTTTATATATTCTCCCCTCTTTTACTTTTCTTACTGCCCAGTTTTCAGCCTTTGCAAGCCTTAGAATTTGTGTTCTCTCTTTTTTTAATAGCTTTTCGAGGTCTTTTATTTCATATTCTTTTACTGTTACCAATTCAAAAGCCCCCTTTAAAACAGTTTTACCCCCAGCGTTTCCTCAATCTTTTTCTCTGCTGCTACATCTTTTGTTACCGCCTCTCCTCTTATTACTCTATATGCCTTGTTAACATTTATTTCCGCCATTTCACAAAACTCTTTTAATGATAGCCCCCTATCCAATAAAGCTTTTTGAAATTCTTTAAAAGTTTTATCTCTACTTTTAATGCTCGCTGGTGTTCCATCTATCATACCCCACACCTCTGCCTCACGCTCTTCTAATTCTCCATTTTTTAACTTGTTCAGTTCATACTGTGATAGATTTAAGCTCTGTTTGATATTTAGCCAATCAATTTCTGCCTCAATCATTGCTTTTCTTAATAGCAATATTCTTAGAGCATTTTTTCTATATTTTTCCGTTCTCTCTGCTACACTTTTCATTTTTAAGCTCCTTTTCTAGTTTTAATATCATTCTTTTATATCCCTTACTATCCACCCTCATATGCTCCAGTAGCCCTTTTATAAAAATTTCTCTTGTCATATCCCCCTCCCTGTGATACAATAAATTATTGAATTTTTTATTTTTTTCTTAGTGCAAGGTAGCAGCCCTGCACTTTTTTTATTTTTCTAAATAATCATAACCTGCCCGCCTATAATACTGTCTTAAACTTCCTAAATCCTTAACTTTTAAATAATCAGCCGCCTCTTGTTCATAGCCTTTTTTTAAAAATTTTTCCAGAGCGATGCTATGTCTTAAATCATTAAAACTATACATTTTACCTAAAAATTTTTTTGTATTCTCACGATTTATATGCCTTAAATTAGCCTCCTCGCATTCAAATAACTTATCATCCGTTTCTAAGTATCTTCTATCTACATAGCTAAATATCTCCCTAGACAGTTCCTTACTTACTTTATACCCTTTTATCTCTTCCATCTTTATATCTCTAACTTTTATAGCTGCTAATTCTTTTGTTGTCATTCCTGTTTCAAATAGTATTTTGTAGATAATTTTTTCACGTCTGGTTACACTAGCTATTAGTTTTTTTACCTCTTTTAAACTTAAAAAATCTTTCTTTGCAAACTCTCTTTTGTATTTTCTAATATTTTCAGCTATATTTAAGCCTAAAATATCTGTAAAAAATAGTTCTAAGGCATTGAGATACACCAACACTGTATTAGTACTTACAGTATTTAATTTACTATCTAAATATCTTGTTACATCCTCTCTTTTTATCTCAATAGCCTCTTTATCTGTTGCCTCTAAAAAATCTTTTACTATTTTCAAGTAAGCATTTTCTGTTTTAAGACTATACCCTCTGTATCTCATTTCTGTTTTAAAACTTATCAAGTCCACGAAATACTTACTATTATCTTTCATTACTCCTCTATCTCCTCTCCGTACACTGCGTCTATTACCTCATTGACTGTTTCTATTACTTCATCAACTTTTTCTTTTATCTCTTTTATATCTTTTTCTATTGCTTCAATCTTATCGAACTTATCTTTAGCTTTCGAAAGATAGCTTATTAGCTCTTCCAGCTCCTCATCTCTTTTTATAATTAAGTTAGCCATCTCATCTAGCTTTTTATTAGTAGTCAGTGCCATACTGTTGCCTATTGTAAGCTCGTTTTTTCTAAGCTTAGTTATAAGCGTCCTAGCAAAACGCCTAAAGCTTTTAGCTCTCTCTGTATTAGCTAAGAAAGCTACCTCATATATACCCTGCTCGTTGAAAAATCTCTTTTCTCTTCTCTTAGGTATTCCGTTTTCAATATTTACAATCTCTTTTATATATGAGAACTCCATACCTTTAAGCTCTGGATTTCTGTCCACTATATTGTCAATTCTTTTTCTTTCCTCGTACCCCAGAGCTTTCGTTAGCTCTTCAATACTCATTTCTAGCTGGTTGTCCACTATATTTATTTGTAGTTCCGTATTCTCGAATTTGACTATATTAAAAGTATCTTTCATTGTATTACTCTCCTAATTTATCCTCATTGTGAAATTTCCAAATTTTGTATACTCGTGAAAAAATCTTAACTTAACAGTTCCTACCGCTCCATTTCTTTGCTTACCTATAATTACCTCTGTTATTCCCTTGTCTGCACTATCCTCGTTATAGTAGTCATCTCTATAAAGAAAGATTACTATATCAGCATCCTGCTCTATTGCTCCAGACTCTCTCAAGTCAGAGAGCATTGGGCGTCTATCTGCTCTACTTTCCACGGCTCTTGATAGTTGTGATAGAGCTATCACTGGTACATCTAGTTCCCTTGCCAAACCTTTTAAAGCTCTTGAGATTTCAGATATTTCTTGCTGTCTGTTCTCACTTTTCCCACTACTTCCCTTTATAAGTTGTAAATAGTCTATTAGTATCATATCCAGCTTACCTGCTGCCTTTAGCCGTCTTGCTATTGTTCTTATCTCCATTACATTTACATTGGGTAAGTCCGCTATATTTATCTCTGTATTTGATAGTTTCATACTTGCAAGTCCTAGTTTTCCCCAGTCATCTGGATTTAAAAAACCATTTCTTATCTTTTGTAATCCTATTCCTGCCTCTATTGACAAAAGCCTTTGTAATAACTGTGAACTAGACATTTCCAAGCTAAATAGTAGCACCCCTTTTTTGCTCTTTACTGCTGCATTTAGAGCTAAGTTTAAGGCAAAAGCTGTCTTTCCCATTGCTGGTCTAGCAGCTAAGATTATCAAGTCCGAGGCGTGGAATCCACTTGTCATCTGGTCAAATTCTGTAAATCCAGAAGATATACCAGTGGCTGTACCTTTATTTTGACAAGCTTTCTCAAGTCTTACAAATTCCCTAGATATTATCTCTTTTAAACTTATCAAATCCTTATTAGTAGTAGTTTCACTTATCTTAAATATTAGCCCCTCTGCTTTATCCAGTATGCTATCTACTTCCTCATATCCCTCATATGCCATTTCTACTATCTTAGTTCCTATATCTCCCAACTGTCTTAAAGTAGCTTTTTCTTTTACTATCTTTGCATATTCAAGAATATTCGCGGCGGTAGGTACATCTTGGATTATCTCAAATAAAACTCCCTCATCTATCTCATCAAACTTTTTATTTTTTTTTAATCGATTTACAAGGGTAACAATATCTATATTAGTATTGTTATTGAATAGTTCCAACATTCCCTCGAATATAGTTCGATGACTCTTTGAGTAAAAATCATTTACTCCTAAAATCTCAACTATATCTCCCAGTACCTCTGGTTTTAATATTATTCCACCTAGAACTGATTTTTCAGCCTCTAAGCTTTTTGGAATCTCTTTTAAATTTTCAAGTTTCATTTTGCACCCCTTTATTTTATTTAAGTTTCCAACCTATTTTTTAAAGGACTGCCTCTTATAAACGTACCCTCTAAAATCCTTTTTAACGGCTTTATTTTATGTTTGCCTTGTGTTATTACCTTTTTCATTTTTAAAGGCTTTAAAATAGCTTTTATTTTTTTAATCTCATAAGCTACCATTATTTCAGAGTTTTCAATCTTTTCAGTTGTTTCTATATCATCTAGTTCATCTCTAAAATCTTCTATCAATCCATCGTTGTTATATCTCCAAAGAACATTACAATTTTCATCTAGTATCTCTACATAGTAGAATTTTATACCCTTAGCATATCTAAATGCGTACGCCTGTGCCTCTTCAAAGGTATTCCAACTTTTAGTAGTGCATTCTACTTTGTCATCTTCATTGCCATATTTGAACCAGTATCTATCTGTGTAGAACTTAGCCATTTTCTTGCCCCCTCTCTTTTGAAATCTTTCAATTTATTTTTTTTATATATTTTTATTTCACACACTCTTAAAAAAATATAATTTCAGATAGAAATTATATTGAGATTTAATTTAAAATTTTATTCTCCACGGATTGTGCGTGGATTGATAACGTGATATAATATATTAGAGTATTCATTTCTTATATTCGTTAGTTCACGTTTTTTTAACCTTGTGACTGTATTATAAAATATAACGTGAACTTTGTCAACATTTTTTTATTTTTTTGTAAAGGAGGTTAACGCTATATATGGATGATGTAAGTAAAATTGTAGCTAAAAACATTTTAATATTGCGTACAAATAATAAGTTTACTCAACAAGAATTAGCTAATAAATTGAATGTTACCAAAGCAACCATAGCTAATTACGAGAGTGGACTTCGTAGTCCATCTTTTGAAATTTTAGGGAAATTATCATCTATTTTTTCTGTTTCAATAGAAAAATTTTTTGAGACTGATATACAAAACGTAGAGCAAAAGTTCACGGAAAATAAAAAAATTCCACTTCTTAAATGTTCTTTAGAGCTTATTAAATCAAATAATTTTAATGATGTATTAGATTATATTGAATTACCTAGTAAAATTTCTTCAAAATGTGATTATGCTACTTTTATGACTAATAATTCAATGAACCCTAAAATTTTAGACAATGATATAATCTTTGTAAAAAAAACAAATACTATTGAAAATAACGAAATAGGTATATTTGAATTGAACGGACAAGTTATTGTAAAACAATTTAACTTAAATATTTTTACTGGAGAAATTTCTCTTATTTCCATTTGTAAAGATTTTCCAAAAATAAATATTAAAGATAGTGATTATTTTAATGTTTTAGGAAAAATTATTTGTAAACTAGATTATAATTTTTAATGTACTATTTTCAACTACCCTCAAAATGAGGGGAGTTGAAATACCTTGAATTTATTGAACTCTTATTTTTTTATCAGTGATAACAGTATTTTTTTAATGTTCTATTTGAGGATTTTAATAGATTAATAGCTTATTTTTTAGGCTCCAAACTCTATTTTTATACTTGCACATCGTCGCTAGATTTTATATTTTTTTATAA